AGTAAGTGGGAGAATTATTTTTGAGCAGATGTACTAAGTATATCTACTTGTTATCATTGTAGATAGATTGTAGATAAGGTTATTAACAATCGAAAGCCTTGCAGAGTTTTTACTCCATTGTAATTAGAGTTTACTAGAGGGGATTAAAAAGAACGATTGGAATAATTTAATGTGCGATTAATTCCTTTTTTTGCTTGATGGATGTACAAATCAATCGCCGCTTTGTCTGATTCGGTTAGGCGATATGAGTTGGAACTTTTCCAAGCTTTTAATCCTGTAACCGCTCTCTCAATCTCCTTTTTTGTTTGTGCTTCGTTTATAATTTCCCAGAAGCGGAAACATCTTTCTTGTGTGTGCGGGGTTAACATTGTTTTTACTCCTGTTAGGTGATTAGTGGTTTCTAGAGAGGGGCTCCGAGGGGAACCCGTGGGAGTTTAGTCAATGATTTGATGAGTACGGCTTTCGCCTTTGCCCTCGGAAACGAGAGTCATCCCGTTCCACTTGATGTAGTTTAAGTAATTGCGGGCGTTGTGGTAATTCCATCCCATCAGTTCCATCATTTCTTGTACTGTCCGGGGTTTTTCTCGCATAAAGTCGATCAGTTTTTGCGGTACTTCGTTGGGATTGGATGCGCGTGTGCCGGGTGCGCCAGACTTGCGGCTTGATGATTTTTTCTCGATACCTAGCCAGCTTTCCCACGACTGAGACTTAAACCACTTCGGGTTAAAGAACTGGCTATCCATTGTGGACATGATAGCCCCATCTTTATTGACGGCGTAGTATTTAGTGCCGTCAGTGAACAATCGGCAGTCCATGTTTACTAATCCTGTATCAACCCAGCGATCATTTAGTCCTTTAGACTCTAGCCATTCAGAGATCGTGGGAATGTTTACAGGAGTGTTTAGTTCCAGCCATTCTTTGTACAGCATGATATGAGTTTTTACTTTTAGCGATTCCCATACTTCCATGGGGATAGAAGCAATCACTTTAAAAGTGCTATCTGTTAATTGCATACAGTTTTCGGTGTAGTTTTTTGTTACCCAGTATTTCTTATCAGGGGTAACGCTGATGTGGATATCTTTCTCGGTTTCGTCAGGGGTCGTTTCTGACTCGGTTTCATCGATAGTCTCGGTTTCATCGATAGTCTCGGTTTCTTCGATAGTTTCAGTTTCGATCTCCTCGATAGCGGTCACGATTTCGGTTTCGTTTGTGGTTTCTTCTGTCAGGAATCCTACATAGCGAGGATAGTTATGACCTTGTGGATCGACCACGAGTGGATCGCCGTTTAGAGATGTTACGAGTAAGCAGTTCTGCTCCCCGCCTTTGCCAGCTAACCATTCATAATCAGCCAAAAGCTTTTGCTTAAACTCGATAAAATCCTTATCGGATAAGGTGATTTTTTCGGTTATAATCACGTCAAACTCGTAACAATCGCTTTGCTCTAGGTACTGTTCTATTGTTGCGTTTTTGTTGATTTTCGGGAATTTAACTCCCTGCGCTTTGATTTCTACATTCTCGATGCTAATCGGCTCGATTTTCCAATCTGGGAAATAATCAGCTAAGTTTTCCTCGATCCAATTAATAATCGATTCCCGCAACTTGTCCTTAGAAATTCTTAGTATTCTTAATTCCGCTTCGTAAGCGATATTCAGTTCCTTGCCGATAGCTTGTAATTCGGAGTAAACTTCGCAGGTTTTGATTTGTTCGATAGACAAAAACATGATGATTTTTTCCTTTTCTTGTGATGTTTCATGTTTGTTTTGGGGTTTTTGTTTTTCCCTCATGACTTAAGAATATTGGTGATTTCTTGAATTGTCAAGTGAAATCCAAACACTCCCCTAATGCTCAAAATCCTTGACCTCACTGGATTACAGCGATCAGTCAAGGATAAGCCAAGTAAATTTAATATAAAAGTTTTAACCCATAAGCCCCTCTTGGCTTAAAGTTTCAAGTTTGGGATAGGGAAGGGATAGCGGGGCGATCGCTTTTCGCATTTTGCGATCAAGAGGATATAGATAGCGATACTTTGATGATCCCTTGATCACCTTTACATCGGGGTGATGTTCCATTCCCTTGTACTTATTACGGAATGATCGACCCTGCCAACGCTTTCCCTTATATAGATATTCGTCGCTCGCCTGGGAACGGCCGCAGTAAATCCAATTCCCTGCCTGGTAGATAATCCCTAGATGCCCTTGCTCTGGATCGGCAAAAGAGATGATCAGCCTTAATCCGGGCGATTGTGACTTTAATAGAGCGATCGCCTTCGCAACGATCATCGTGACTGGCGATTCGTGATGCCTCAAGGCTACCCGCACCAATTCGCAACACTCGGTATATCTTAATCCGTAGGGTTTGCCGAGGTTGTTGTTAGCGCCTACCCCGAAAATGACCGCCCCGACGAATCTATCATCTTCCCATACCCCGATCTTGACCAATTTACTCGTAGGAATACACCTGGAATAGTGATAATTCTCGCAGGCGTATTTTGCCGCTTCGTGGCTACAAAATGCCACCTTTAAATCGGTCATCATTCGTTCACCCATGTATGCCCGCACTTCGGACACTTGATCGGTTTTTTCTGGTCTAGCCGGGGTTGTTCCTCATCGCTCGGATCGAAGTCTGGGAGATCGTTTTCTTCGCTATCTCCTACATTCAAGGTAGCAAGGATTGAATTTAAATCGCCCATCGCTCCTAAATCTTCACTCTCGCTATCGAGATATTCTGCCTGTTCTAATAGCAGATCGTGATCGAATAATCTTAGCTCATCGATAGGATCGAATCCTGCCCCGTGAATTGTAGAATGATTGTGCAAAATAGAGTATTTTACAGCTTTTCCCTCACTTTCCGCCTCTACTCCTATCAAAACAGGCACTAACCATTCTCCGTTTTTATCGGTCAAAATTCCCCGCGGCGGCTTAATATTCCGTTTTTTGATTTCTAGTAAAGCCGCACGGCGATCATGACCCTCTGTAATCCCTCCTTTCCCCTTGTTAAGAGACGGGTCTATGCCTATCGGGTCTTTAAATCCAAATTCAAGAATCAGAGCGATCGTGTTTTCGGTTGCGTGCTTTTTGGAATTGCTTTTTAGCGGAACAAGATCGGAGAGGCGGCAATATTCGATCGCTAACTTATCTGGCATAATTGAGTTGTCTAGTATGATTACAAACTTTACCTTATCTAAATGCCAATAGTAAAAGAAACAGGAAAGCGACCAAAAAACTTAATCCCGAAAGAACCTATCGAATTTGTAACTTTTCCAGTCTGGGAAAAACAGCCTTACGAAATGCCAGAGTGGTACGAAAGATTCTCGCTTTGGTATTTATCTTTACCAAGTGGCTACCGAACGCTTAACCGCGCCTATCAAAATTGTTCAATTGCGGCAGGACAAGAAATTCCAAAAACGCAAATCAAGCGAAATATCGATACGCCAGATAACTGGGAAATTGCTTGCAAGAATTACCGATGGGAAGAACGAGCGAGAGCTTACTGGCTAAAAAAAGTCCAAGAACAAGACGGGCATATTGACCATGTTTTGACCGAAATTCGCGAGAGAACACTAAAAATCGCAATGAAATCGCTTGACAAGATCGAGGCGATGACAAATTACCCGATTAGTAGAAAGCAGATTACATCGATCAACGAAGATGGAACTCCATTACAGGTAACAATTGAACCTAACGGGAACTGGGCACACCGGGACGCGCTGACTATGAGCAAAGCCCTAGCAGATGTGCTTGAAAAAGTTATGGGATTAGACACTCTCGAATATGCACTAAATATCGTTCAAAAACATGGATTAGCGGTTATCGACCCCGATGGCAAAATAATCGGGCAGGGAGCGATCGGGTCTGGTGCTGATGACCTAGCAGTAATTATTCGTGATAGCGCAGAGATTGATGACGTGCTAATTCCTACTAAAATGATGAAACACGATGAGGAGGAAGAATGACTACATTAATAGATAAAACAGAATTTTATGATATTTTTCTTGCGTTAGAATTAGCAAGAATAGAGACTGATTATGGTTATTACAACCCTAAACTAGAGCAAGGCTTCGATTCCTATGTTGACAACAATTTTGATTGTCGATCGCTTCCTATTAAAGAAATAATGTTCACGTTAAAATTCCGTGAAATACTTTACAATCGTGCCAGAAAAGCGATTAAGCCCGATGGGATTAAATATGGTGACTTTTGTGTTCCTTTGGTGAATTTTAAAACCCTAGAAAGACAGTGGAAATACCCCTATGAAACAATTTAAAGTTATCGAAAGTGCCAGCTACGCTAAAAACACTACGATTTTTACTCTTTACCAAAGAAGAAATATATTTAATGTAATCGGGTATTCTCTTATGTTTCCAGTTATTGTAATTATATGCGTCGGTAATTTTATCTGCGGGCAAGATAGTGTTTTTACGATCTGGGAATGGTGGAAAGATATTCAATGGGAAGAACTACGCACGTTCAATACCCTTGAAGATGCAATTAACTATACGGTCGATTTCTGCGGAAAAAAAGAAGAAAAAACCTATTGGTTATAAGCAATGAAATTCCGTAACGGACTATCAATTAAAAACCGATCAAAGATTAAATTCAACACGGAAACCTATCGCCACATTCAAGAAACGAATGCGGCAAATAATATCGTCACATTTCCTCGTTTGCAGGAAGGAAAACAGGCTCTTTTCGGGGCAGTTGACGCAGATGTAATAATTTTTGGCGGTGCGGCCGGCTCCGGGAAATCTCACGCCCTTTTAGTCGATTTTGCCCGACAAGAATTTATCGATAATCCCGACTACCGAGCGGTAATTTTTCGGCGTACTTATCCCGAATTTACGCAAGCGGGCGGATTGGTTGATGAAAGTAGAAAAATCTATCAGTCAATCAAGGGGGGTTTTGCAGAAAAACCGAACCTTGAATGGAAGTTTGCAAGCGGTTCGCGAATATCATTTCGGCATTTACAGCACGAGAAAACCGTTTATAGCTATCAAGGGGCGCAGATTGCCCGAATCGGCTTTGATGAACTAACTCACTTTACGGAAGATCAATTTTTCTATCTCCTTTCCCGTAATAGATCGGTATCGGGAATTAAGCCGGCAGTCAGGGCTACCTGTAACCCCGATGCTGATAGTTGGGTAGCCGATTTTATCTCGTGGTGGATCGACCCGCGGACGGGATACGCTATCGAGGAAAGAGCGGGAGTCGTGCGGTATTTTGTACGAGAAGGAAATACCGTACATTGGGCTGATACAAAAGATGAACTAATCGAAAAGTTTGACCTTAAAAACAAGCTTTTCGAGATGATCCCGCCCGATATTCGAGAGGAGTTTTTAGCGGACGATGATGTAGAAATTAAACCAGAAGATTTAGTAAAAAGCTTCACTTTCATCCCCGCTACAATTTTTGATAATCGAGCCTTAATTAAGGTCAATCCTACTTACCTTGCTAACCTGTACGCTCTCCATCCGATCGAGCGAGAAAGGCTACTCAAGGGAAACTGGAAGGTTAAATATGAAGCTGGAACTGTTTTTGATCGCACATGGTTCGAGATACTGGATAGCATTCCCGATGACTGGAAACTGATCGGAAAAGTGCGATTCTGGGACTTGGCCGCTACAGCGAAGGAAAATGCCGAGAATTATCATTGCTACACTTCTGGAACGCTTGTCTATAAATACGAGCGTATTAAAACCGTACTATCGGACGGAAAAGAAGTAAGAGAATTTGTTTACGTTGTTGCCGATAATCTCTGTGAGCAGAAAAAAGTCGGGGAAGTTGAATTAATGTTGAAAAACACTGCCGGGATAGATGGGAAAACCGTGGCGGTTCGGTGGGAACAAGAGGGCGGATCGAGCGGTAAATTTGTAGAAAATACGATCACCAATGTCATCCGAGAATATCATCCGAATCATGATGTGGCAGCGATCGCCCCACAGGGAGACAAATTAACACGGGCGTTACCTGCGGCCACGGCGGCCAGTAGGGGACAGATATTTTTACTTCGTGACTCCGTCTGGAATAATCGATTTCTTAATGCTTGCCAGAACTTTGATGGCAACAAAAAGACACCACCAGTAAATGACATAGTTGATTCCTTGTCTGGCGCGTTCTATTCCCTTGAAAATGAGTTTCTGGGACATGATGATGATGGAGTGATGCCGATTGCATCGCCCAGCCCGGTGAACGAATTTAGGGCAGGATTATCGAGGGGACGAGGACGGTAACGCAGGCACGGGAGTCGAACCCGCTGTTTCAAGGTTATGAGCCTTGCGTGAGCCGTTTCACTCACCTGCATTATCCATCATAACAGAAACTTTCAGAAATCGTATAATAAAAATGCCCCCGATCGCTTCGGGGGACTCACCAAAATGTTAGAGAGGTACTAACAAATGGCTAATTTAAGTTTACAGCGATTTGACAATGACGGTATTGAACTTTTAATCGATACCGAGACTGGGGAGAGCTTCGCTAGTCAAGCGGGCTACGCTCGGATGAGCGGGGTTCAGTATGACACAATCCGCAAACGCGTACAGCGATTATCTGAAACCTCCAGTGACACGATCACCCTAAAAACAGCCGAAATCGAGACACCGGAAGGGATTCGTTCGGTGACATTGATTCCTGAGTCTATTATCTGCCGATGGATTGTTATGGATAATCCAAGCGTGACCGAAAATCTTATGAGACTCGGAGTTCGGGTATTTCTTCACGAAATGGCTGGCTACAAGGTTACGAGCGAAGCGACCGATCCCCCGCGTCCTTTAAGCGAAGCGGAACTAGAGATCGAGAAAATTCGGGTAGAAGCTCAGGCAGATATTGAGAAAATGCGAGAACTTAAAGGACTCGACACCTCAATAGGTGTTCAATACTATTGCCTCGAACAAGAGCGAGTAAAAAAAGAAACAGAGTGTATTAAGGCAAAAACCGAGGAACTCCGATTAGAACGCGCCAAGCTTACCCGCTCCCCGAAAAAGGAACCCCTGTACCCCGCAGGAACTGTCTTGCTCACTCCAGAACAGCTACGGGAGAAGCTAATCGAGGATATAGCGGACTACATTGATCGTCTCGAACGGGAAAAAGGGATAACCCCGAAAGTTCGTGATCTTCACCACAAGTTCCAGTCTCGCAAGATTCCCGATGAAAAAGGAAACCTTGTTAAAGTCAATTCCGCTATCTTGCGATCGCTCTTACCGGAAGCTTCTAATCGGCGCGTGAAGGTGTCGAGAACCCACTAGAAACATCGATTACCAAGCTAAAATTTAAAGGGACTAAGGGAAAAAATCCCCTAGTCCTTAATAGTACAAATAGATTAACCCAAGTTGTCAGCTACAGGTTTACCCTTTCATTTTAGCTTGAATCTAAACTAAAACGTCAAGCGGTTTTGAAAGCATCAAACCTAAACAAAAGGAGGTTGATTTCTATAGGGGTGAGAAGGGATTAAAGTGTTTTGTGTACCGTCGTCCCAAGCGATCACACCTTCGATTAGTTGGATTTCTTGAGTGGTTAGCACCTGGGAAGCCCCTACAAAATGTCGAAAAGCTCCGACTAACACGCGGTTGGATGTCACCGTAGAACCGCCGATCTGAAGCGAAAAAGTTGCGTTCCCGCTTGCTGATAACACTGTAGCTGGTAGTGGTAATACCGTAGCAGAAGCGACATCGCCCCCACGCGAGATAGATAATGCGTAGACGCTGGAACTGATTATATTGGCACGATTTTGTTCCCCTAGTAAACGCGGAGAGCCGTATGGTTTCGTGCCAGCCGAAAAAACCGAAAAAACATCAAAAGTCGTATCAATTCCGTCCTTGTAGTAAGCTGAAAATATCTGATGCCAATAAGTAAAAGAACTGGGAGCCGCTAAATGCCTTGAAGCCGTAATAGTAGTCGATCCAAACGACGGACGACCGCCGAACATGGCATCAGAGGAAAAGTAACTCAGCCTATTTACTATTGTACTTTGAATTCCGTTTCTGTTATTTCCCGATAAATCGGTAGCCCCAGCGACAAGCCCGTTAAGAACGGTTAAATTGTCGGCAGAATACCACCAATTAAGCTTAGTCGCTAATTGAATTGCGCAAGCTTGAGGGGTTAAAGGTAATCTCCTGACAATTAATTGCATTAAACGAATCCTTGATTATCTAATATTTGAAAATAAATAGGACTATTAGAAAATTCAGTAACCATAGCCAGAATTGCCTCGTCGCTGATGGGTTCTAATTGCCCATTTTCGTCTAAGAACACTGGCAGTAAAGCGCGGCTTGATTGTTGCCCTGTTTGTGGATTTAAAGAGGTCACGCCAGCGCAGGCGATCGGGATAGCTTTTAGTGTTAGCTGAAAAGCTGTATCGCGGCTATATAAAATCTTTTCTCCTATTGCGACCTTTTTAGCCAAGATAACCACGTCTTGAATTGTTGGCAAGAAGTTTTGTTTTACATTGGCAAAGTACACAGGATCGTTTAACAACGTACTACTCTGTTGAGTATTGTTAATAATTGCGGCTGTAATTCGTTCCCTTAATTCACCGTTATTGAAGGCAACGTTAGCGGCTTCTAAAGTAACATCTCTAAATACACCGGGAGACACCTCATAACAAGATAAAATAGTCATGTTTTTCTAATCCTCAAAGTAAAAGCTAGTTGAATTGATTGAGTCAAACCAGATACAACAATATCTAGGTTAGTCCCCGTTGAAACAGTCTGATTACTGCTCGCGTTGAACGTTCCCGATCTAGTGCTACTAATAGACAAGCTAGACAAAGAGCTAATTGATGTGCCATTATTCCTAAAGGTTATAGAGCCACTATTGCTATTAGTTAAGTTTTGTATGGCGGTTACTGATATTACCTCAAATCCCCCATTATTAAACAAAACAAAAGTTTCATTGAAGATGCCAATGTTTACCGATATATCTACAGTATCGACATATCTTTTATCTACAATGTCATCTAAATCGCTAATCGGAGCTAAAAGTCTAGGCATAACTAACCAATTATTACTACACGAAAAGCGTTATTAGTTGGCACAAAACCGGCTTCAAAAACTACAGTAACAGTGTTAACGGTCGGTCGTCTAATCTCTACCCAAACATCATCATAATTTCCACTATTGGGGAAGACGGCTACCTTTACATCTCTAGTGTTTAAATTGTGAGTAACAGTGTAAGATGTGTTAGAACCATCACCGATATTTTGAGCGATTTTTCTTAATAACCCACTGTAATTTCTAAGCTTTAAAGGTGTAATAGCTCTTGTGTCGTCGGTACCGGTATCAACTTCTGATTGAGTGGCGATTTCAATCCGCCCGGCGGTTGATTCACTGGCTTCAGGAACACTTGCCCCAAATAAAGTAAAAACGACATTAGAACTGTCTATCGTGCCATTGACCTGTGTTTGCCGGTAAGTAGCACCTGCGCTTGTTCCTTCTTCTACCGTCAGGGTCGCCTGCTTTAATTCGGCAAAAGTGTTGGCATCCAAAGAACGGGTTAAGGGTGTTGAAGCACCATTAAAAATATAGATACCATTTTGTGATTGTGTGGTTTGAGCTAATACTAAAACTCGATCGCCATTTGATAAGGTAATGCCATCGATACTACTCCCTGGAGAGGATAGATTAATATTAGATTGAGTGGCAACTCTTGCGGCATTTTTCCAGTTGACTCCCTCGATCGCACTATCGACATAGCTTTTCGGAGTGGCATCGGAAGAATTAATAGGAGTAGGTAAACCCGTTACGGTCGCGCCTCCATTTAATTCAATTGTACTGTAAAAATCAATAGGCATTTTAGGTTAACCTCAATTGTCCTGCTATTGGTGAATCTGATAAAACCTGTAATTGATTATCACTTATGTGAACAATTTCTGCAAATATTTCTACCCCCCCAGTGTTCCTTAGTTCAGTTGTTGGTCGGTATCCTAAATTGTGATTAACAATCCAATTTGTTGAAGGGCTTGATTGATTATAAATATAGGCAAAGCCGTCAGGTAAACTATTAAGTTTATCCCTAATTTCTTCAGGAGTGTCAGACGTTTCCCCAGGGACTACAGCCTTGATAATTACTCGTCTTTCCACCCCAGAAAGCTCTATATTCGTGGCTTCTTTTCTGACGATAATAGTCATTAGCATTGCCCCTCAACGAATACGTTGCCAGTAAAAATATTAATTACCTCACCTCCTATATTTTGGACAAATTCTACATCGAATTCCCAGTAATCTTTTCCCGCTTTGGGGTTAGTCGATTGCCTAATAGGAGTAAGGGGAATCAATTCTGTCTGATCTGATGTTAGAACTAGGTCAAACCGAGTAAACCCTAGCAAAGGATCATCTGTGTCAACGTCAAAATCACCAAAGCTAATATTTTCGATAGCAAAGTTTGCATATCTTTCACTTTCTCCTGTAGCGGCTTTTTCTTTGGCTACAAATCCCCTGATCACGCCATCGGTTAAATCTCCCTCGATCAAACAAGGCTCGCGCCATTCCGCACCTTGTTTGACTGCTATATCGAATTTTATGCCGTAAGGAGTGCCGTTTAGGATAGTAGTCATTGTTTTAGGCAGAAAAGAAGTCCGAAATGGCTAGTAGTATTGTACCTTTTTTCCCGACAAAAAAAACGAACCTTAAAGGTTCGTCTAGACTCCCTAATCTTTTTCTCACAGATCACAGTCAGTCTTTCCCCTCCAGTCGGTGGATTTTTTAGACCAGTACAAGCCTATTTTACCCGAAACTTTAGTGAATCGATCAGAAACTTTCGGGAAGCGTATAATAATATCTACAAGCGACTCCCTTACCAAAGGGGAGTCTAACCAAATCAACCTAAAAGGCAGGTTAAAATGGCTAATATTCAGGTTATCACTTTACAAGATCAGTTGGTCGTCGATTCCCGCTTGATTGCCGATGAGTTGGGCATTAAACATGAAAATTTGCGGAAAACAGTCGAGAAGTATTTGAGCGAATTGCAAGAGTTTGGGGTTATCGTGTTTGAAACACAGAAACCCCTTGAACCCAGTCAGGGCGGTCGTCCTGAGCGTTACTGCTATCTGAACGAAGATCAGGCAACCTTCCTGATGACCCTTAGTCGCAACACTCCTCAAGTCGTCGCCTGTAAGCAGAATCTAGTCAAGGCTTTTTCGAAAGCTAAACATCTAATCACGGAAGCTACCCACTCCCCGCGTCCGTTAAGCGATCAGAAAATCGAGCTAAAAATTGAAAAAGTCAAGCTAGAAACCGCAAAAATCGAGCTAGAAAAGGAACGGATCGTTAGCACCAACGATCGCATAATCGAGGAACTTCGCCTAGAACAAAACCAGATCGAATATGCGCTGTATTCCGCAGGAAAGCTTACTCCGGGACAGGTACGGGAGAAGCTACTAGACGATATGGCGGCGTACATTGATCGGTTTGTCCAAGTAAAAGAAGTCATGCCCAAAGTACGGGATCTCCATCAGAAATTCCAATCCCGCAAGATTCCCGATGAACGGGGAAATCTTGTCAAAATCAATTCTGTCATTTTGCGATCGCTTTTGCCGGAAGTCTTGAAGCGATGCAAGTGCAATCAAGAAAACATCCCGTCAGAAGTGACTAAACTGCG